AATATCAATCCGTCAGCACTTCCTTCAACATAATTTTGTCTAACCAAAGAAGTACTAGTTGTAAATCCAGCAGCCGTTACAGGAGTGCCAGATACGTTTGTTAAGATGATATCGCCACCTGTACTGTGTGTAAACACAATAGCGCCAGTACTGGCTATGCCGGCACTGACATAAGGAATCCCAGCTGAACTAACAGCAGCGATAAAGTCGCTAGGAGTTGTTCCCGATAATACTACCGTCACCGAAGTTAATACTGCTGTGCCTGGCTGCGTAGCACTGATGGTGAAGCTGTTACCACTTATAAAGGTTTGCGTTGTATTGCTGCCGGTTACAACAGTAGCACCAGCGGTATAACGTGATAATATCAATAATCCTGCTAGAGAATTGTTATAAGGAGTGCTCTGCGCATAGGTAGTTCCTGTCGGGATATTAGCACCGCCACCAGATGGATCAAGTGTATATAATGCAGCAGAATCCGAAGAATATACTAGACAACTCTGTGGCACAAATGTACCCAATGTTGAACTGTATTTTTTAATAACAATATTTGTTCCGAGATTGACATTAGATGTCTTTTGCCATATAGAACCTGTCGGAGCTCCACCTTCTGGATTCATACTAAATGTATTCCACTGAGGGACTGTATAACTTGGTGTTGCTTGATATTGAGGAACATAATATGTCCCAATAGTTAGACCTAGATCTGAAATAACGGTTCCACTGCCAGCAGCTATTTCAATAGTGCCTGTACTTAAGGCTGCCGTATAATCACCGTATATATTCAACGCCCCGCCAACATTGGCAGCATAAACACCAGTGATTGATGCGCTTGTTATTACATCTACTACCCCAGTTACCGTATTATTGGGAGAGGTAGGAACCGTAATCGGTGTCCCATTAATCTGAAATGTATCTCCGGGACTCAATGATGTAGGCGTCATTGTACCTTGTACTGTGGCCCATGATGTTTGCCAGCTTGCACTGCCGACCTGTACCCATGTATTATATAACTGACTGAGGGCGGCATCAGGTGTTTGAGTACTAGTAGGACCACCACGTTTAAAATAGACTGGATTAGTTGTATAAGTGGCAGTTACGGCATAGTTGCCGATGCTGCCGTATGTTTGTAATGGTACTGAAGAACTGGTAACCAAGTATTGACTGTCAGTTATAACCAACGGTACTTCATTTGTAAACTGCCCAGTAACTTGATTCCACTGGAAAATTCCCCAAGCAGTATTGGTAGTATCTAACCAGAAACTTCCGTTTGCTGGGTTGCCTGTTGGGCGATTCAATGTAGCTGATAAAGCGGCCAAATCAATATTAGCACGTAATACATAGCACTGATTTGTAACTCCTAACGCAGAATACGCTGCTAGTAATCCATATTCGTTTAATTCGTAACCATTTATGGGAGTGCCATTAGTTGTTTGATAAAAGAATGGTACACCATAATTAGCCGATAACGCACGTTGGCTAGTGGCCAAAAATAATTTGTCAGCATTCACAGCCAATGTACCGGGAGCAACGCCTGTGCCATCACCGGATATTTTGTTCGATGCCGTCGCTATTACTACTAACGGAACAGAGTTGGTGGCAGCGGGTAAATAATTACTCTGATCAACTACTGTAACTTGTACGCCTGGGGAAACTAATGTGCTAGTCATGGTTTAATCCTTTTTCCTATTTAATATATTTAGTCTCTTCACCAAAAAACTCTGATTACGACACACCTTACAGTAAGGTTTAGTATCAAATTAATGATAAATAACTATATTATAAAGGATAAATTGTGAATAGACCACTATGCCTAACATGCAATCAGAATTTCCGAGCTATCAACTGTTATCGAAATGGCAAGATTTACTATCGAAAACAGTGTACAGCATGTCTTAAACGTGGTAAAAAATTGCCAGTACCAAAACCAAGATGGCAAGAAGGCGGATATCAAAAAAAAGCAGCGTGTGATCGCTGCGGGTTCAGGGGAATATACTCACGCCAACTATTAGTATACCACATAGACGGTAATCTACACAACTCAAATCCTAAAAATCTTAAAACTATATGCCAAAATTGTGTAATAGCTGTTATGAAAGCTGATCTACCTTGGCTCGCCGGAGATCTCGAACCAGATCGCTAATCTGTAGGTATAACTGATCAAGACCGTCTGCGCTATTATCTATAACTCTATCAAAGTTACTGCCTATCCAAGCTGTTTCCGATATGTGTATGTTGTATCTCGCTAATTGTTCTTGAAATGTGGGTATACCCTGATTGGCATGTCCCGCTATATCATACCATTCGGGATCTGGACCGCGCTTGACCCGAACCACAACACCGCCAGCATTTGTTATAGCTTTGATTTCATTGGGAAACCTTACATCTGAAATTACTATGTCATCCTGTGTCTTACGTAACTTATTTTCTAGACTAGCGATCCAGATATCGTCATGAAAAGCACGTCGACACACCTCTGTACCCCAGTACTGTAGTACCCATCTAGGAGTTAAATTAGGCATATTTAAGCGTTCTGACCACCAAGTATCGACTTGTTCTCTCCACTCCCTACTCTCGCGAGTCCTGCCCTCTAACATATCTCTTGGCCATCCGAACACCATTGCTACCGCATCTTTTAGACTATTGGCAAAACTCTCTCTGCGAAACTGATGTATATTCTGCAGATAATCTGCTATAGTGTCTTTGCCGCTGCCTATTAGTCCGGAAATACCGATAATCATATGTTGTGTCCTTTTGTCGTAGCCATCAAATACCAACCTGGTCTGTACTCGACACAGGTTTTAAAATCTAAATCTATATAAAATTTTGGTTGATCGGTTGATATAATCAGACTTCTATCTCTAGATTCACTAAATCTTATAGCTTCCTTTACTATCCTATTTCCTATGCCTTGTTTCCTATAAGGTACATCGACACAAACCCAGGATAAATCATAAAAATACTGTAGGGTTGACTCACTCAAAATAGCGAAGCCTACCAATATATCTACACTATGGACTAGTATATAATATCTAGGTGATCCTATCAAACCGATGATATATTTAATTTTCTCAATTTCAATTGTATGTTGTAGTGTGGGTGTCATTAACTCTGGCATCTTACCAGTGGGTATAGGATAACACTTGCGCAACAAGTTAGCCACATTATCAATGTCGTCAAGACTGTCTACTACATCAATTTCTATCATTTAATTGACTTAATGTTAAGATGCTTCAATGTCATTTGCACTAGTTCTATTTGACGTCGACAGTCTTCCAAGGCATGATGACTAGCTGGTGGTTTTGGACAATCAGGCCATAGCGAAAATAATGTGCGGCTATCACGTATTTTATAGTACTGCCAAGGCTGTTTTAGATCTCGGCTTCGATAAGCATGTTCTAATATATTAATGTCAAACGTGGGCCCTTGCGCCCAAATTTTATCGTGCTGCCATGCTAATTTATATAATTCTTCCAAAGCCGTATTTAAATCTACACGGTTATTTTCATCAAATGCTTCTAACTGAGCCTCAGGCTGTGTGGCCCACCATTCGATAGTGTTGTCATCTATTATTCGATCTTCTTGACTTTCTAGAGTTATCCTGGCATAATAATGTCTATCAAGATATCCCAGACCAAACGGATCAAAACTCTGTGCTGCTATAGTCAATATAACAGCATCATTCGTAGTTGAAAGTGTTTCTATGTCGATCATTAAGTTACTCATGCTATAATAATAGCACGACGCAACCTATATTACAAGAAAAATATTACCGTATAAGTCTTTGAATTTATTAACCGATTATCCAAGTTACAGCATGTTTTTATCCAACAACCCAGGTAATTGGGGCCGAGCCATCAACATAATTCTTAAGATCTAACAGGCACTGGGCCATCATTTCTTTAGCATCTGCCTTCATCGCAGCGCCATTTAATGATGTAGGACCTTGTGGTCCAGATATGCTCGCAAACTTTTCACGAGCATCGCCTATTATCATTTTACAGTTAGCATACATGTAATTTTTAATCCATTGCTGAATCTGAAAATCTGACAGTAAATTAACTTCGGGTTTCAAATTATACGTCCAAAGTAATACTTCTTCGCCCGTACCTTTGGGATCACGTATCAACTGTAACTTTTTGGTAACTTGATTCCAGGTAAAATTCATATAAGCGCCAAACATACGTCCAGCTAATTTTACATATTGACTATAAAAATCATAAGTTGCCAAACCGCCCGATACATTAAAATTCATCAGGTAAACATTAAGTGTGGCTTGGCTAAACGGATCAAAATTTGAAGCATAAGGTCCAGTTGAATCGCCGAATGTTCTACGGAAAATCTGTCTAACTTGTATGATTTCTTGGGGTAAATCATAGATATTTACATTTTCTACTAGCTCCATGAAGATGTAGCTCTCTTCGTAGGCATTTTGCGCCCGCTGACGATAAGTCCCTATAGTATTACGATAAGCTGACTCATAATGACTAGCATCTAATTCAACATCGATTATCTCATCTGCTAGTTGTAGACGGACATATTCGATTAAATTTTGTTTTAGTGTTTCTAGAGTGGATTGGGTTTCTAATGCCATGTGTAAGGACTCTCCATCCTTATATTTAGCTTATCACCATGCTTTCAATATCAATAAGTCATCATTACCACGCCCATTCCATTTTACTTCAGTGGCTTTGATGTCTTTAAATGCTTTGCGCATAGCCGGCTTGCCGCCCGCTAATAGCAGCTTTAACTGTTCAGCGGGTTTTCTCAAAGTTTTAGACACCGTACGTAGTGTGTCGAATCCCACGATAGCAGATCCTTTAACAGTAAAAGTACCCACATGACTATCGGCTGCGACGTAAATCAGTTTGCGTTTAGCAGAATCAAATAAGAATGCTTCGGCAGCTTCGACTAATTTAGTGACAGGCTCTGACTTAAGTTCTAGCTCTTTAAATTCTTTAAGATAACGAAATTTAGCAGTTAATTTTTCCGGACTAATCGCTTTCCTTGCTCGTGGTTTGCGTTCAGTTTTCTTTATATTAATATAAGATTCGCAATCACTTATAACAAGTTCACAGAATTTTACACAATTTTTTAATTGTGCTTTGGTCAAATGGCTGTATCCTTCCACCAATTGATCATCTTTGCCAGCTAGCACTTCATTAAATTCTTGTATGCGCAACTGCCATACTTTAGTGATGGTACCCACCATCTGAGGGGCTATATTCATAGTGCGCAGCACCGTCATAGGCTTAAATTTGTCAGAGATCTTGGCATCGGCGACAATAAAATCGTCAAACAATCCTTCTAGCTCGCCGGCGCAAGCATCGGCTTTTTCACGCAAATGATCTTGGATGGTTAGTTTTATCTGTTCTTGTTGTAGTACGTTATCAACAGGCTTAGGTGCGGGTTGGACAATAGCTAATAATCTCGCGATTTCATCATCGACGATGGATTGTTCATAATCTGTCAAGATTAGCCCCAGCAAGGTCATGCGACAGATCCAACCTATAGTTATACGTATCTGGCTGTCGGGTACCCCACGAATCAGTTTGGCATCTTGACTTTTAGCATTCAAATCTAAATAAGTGGCAATCATATCTTTGGCATCTTTCCTGCCATAAAATTGATTGTACCAGTTAAATGCTCGAGATATAGTAGAGATTCTAAAACCCTCAGCAGGTTGTTCTAACCACTCAGGTTCAGGACCTAGATAGGTAGCATCAGCGTTTGAAGGTTTTAATCGTTTAATAGTGTTAAGTTTTTTAATCATATCCGTATTGTATACTAAAATTGTAAAAAAGTCAACCTAATAATAGAGCTAGAGTAATGTGCTGCTCTAAATTATCCAGCAAATCCGCTATCCTCTTATGTAATTCTGTAAAACGTATAGTGGTGCGCTGTATTCTTCTACACACCACTAGTTCCTTGTCTGCTTCAGTGTAGGCAGCATCGATGGTGGCTAGCATTTTTGCTAGATCTCGACGAATCTGCTTGTTTTTGATAGTGAAAATCTGGTTCTCAGCCCTAGTTATTCGATTAGTAAGATCTGTCAGCATATCATAATTATACACATTCTGGTATTTAATGTCAACCGTTTGCAAGCTAAATACGTATAGATTACCAGGAGATCACTAAAATTCCACGCCTCAGTCTTTATCGCCCCAACAGAACATCTGACTATCAGTTTTTAGACCGCACCATATCTGAACGTTACCAAGTTGGAGGTCTTGACATATTTGTTCACAAATATATGGGCCCAATTGTGGATACCAGCGATAATCCCGGAAATGCCGATGCCACCCTACCAGTATACACTAGTCAAAATCCCATGTTCATAGAGGACTTATTACTATTAGAAAACCGTGACCGCGCATATGATCCAAACATTTATATCATGCGAGGTGTTTATACACACAGTGATATTGATTTTGACTTGACTCAGTTTGGGTTATTTTTAAACAATGATACTCTTTTTATCACGTTTCATTATAACGACATGATAGACACTTATGGTCGTAAGTTAATGTCCGGAGACGTTTTAGAATTGCCTAATCTAAAAGACTACTATCCTCTTAACACAAGTATAACCAGAGCCCTGCCTAAGTATTATGTGATTCAAGATGCCGCTTACGCTGCCGAAGGATTCAGTCAAACTTGGTTACCACACTTGTGGCGTGTCAAAGCCACCCCAATGGTCAACGCACAAGAATATCAACAGATCATAAATCAGCCACTGATGCCAGACAACATCTGGGATAATGGAAATTTTTATCCGGCAGGTATGGTAGTTGATAATGGCGGGAAATATTACGAAGCTACAAAAAATGTTCCTCCGGGGACCGATATCAACGACCCAAACTACTGGGCACTGATAGAAAAACCTACTACACTAGGCGATATTTCATCCACGCGCAAAGTAGATCTCTCTATTAATGATTCGCTAGTGACCCAGGCGAATATAGATGTCCCACTTAGTGGTTACGATAATGTTTCTTTTTATATCTTACCCACTACTCCCTCTGGGGAGCCGGCCGGAGAAGGGCTATATACTGATCAGTCTAATACCGTAGATGGATCAGAGCCCGGCGAAGGTACAACCCCGAAATCCTTTGGTTATACCATGGGATATCTAACTGGCGACAACATGGCACCAAACGGTCTACCAGTTACACCGGGAGTAAGTTTTCCATTATCACCAGCGTCAGGAGACTATTGTTTGAGATTAGATTATTTTCCAAATAGATTATTTAGATACAATGGTAGCATGTGGCTAGCTATAAGCGATGATGTACGCACACCTCTTGATTGGGGATTATCAAATAAAACTGAGCGTTCTAGTTTTGTTAACAATCCGTATACCGTGCCAACATCAGATCAAGGTAATATACCGAGTCGTCAGAGTCTATCGCAGTTGCTCAGGCCGCAGGCTGACAATGGTAACGACGGCGGTAATCTACCACCTAACCCACCGCCGAGGGGGCGATAAATGCAATCTTTCTTTTTTGATGGGCAAGTCAGAAGATTCTTGACACAGTTTGCCCGCATGTTTTCCGGGTTCCAAGTAGAATTCGGCCGTAACGAATCTGGTGTAGCCGGCACTGGTGATACATTATATCGTGTTCCCATACGTTATGGTGATGCTAGTCGGCAAGCCCAGACTATTATGCAGGATAACTCAGCAAACAATATGCCATCCACACCTTTGATGACATTTTATATAACCGGATTAGATTTTGATAGACCACGTATGCAAAATCCATCATATGTGGACAATAAATCAATACGTCAGCGTGAGTACGATTCAGCCACAAATACATTTGAGACTACACAAGGAAACGCATTTACCATCGAACGCTACATGCCAGCACCATATAAATTATCAATTAATCTAGATATCTGGACCAGTAATTCTAATCAAAAGATGCAAATTCTAGAGCAAATTCTACCGTTATTCAATCCCAGTTTAGAGATTCAAAGTACCGATAATTTTTTAGATTGGACTAGTCTAAGCATAGTCGAGCTAGTCAGCACTGGATGGTCGAGTAGGCAAGTTCCTCAAGGCCAATCAGATCCCATAGACATAAGTACACTTAAATTTGCTTTGCCTATCTGGCTGTCATTACCAGCCAAAGTTAAGAAATTGGGAGTAGTAGAAACTATAGTGGCTAGTATATACGACGGCCGTGGCGATCTAGTAAATGCCATAGCAGATAATGATCTGCTGCTAGGAACAAGACAATATATCACACCATACGGATATCAAGTTGTATTGATAGGAAACAAACTACAAATATTAGCACAAAGCGCAGTTGTGGATGAACCTAATTATGCTTTAGCGCCGCCTGATCCAGTGGTGCCAAATAATTTAACTTGGACGCCAATAGTTAACATGTACGGCGTGCTGAGGCCTGGTATTAGCCTGATCGCGCTGACACAAGAAGATGGTAGTCAAGTTTATGGAACAATAGCATTTGATCCCACTAATGATCAATTCCTGTTATTCACTGTCATAACAGAATCTATTCCTCAAAATACATTACCACCAGTTGACGCAGTAATTAATCCCCAACGTAGTGGACCTGGGTATGGCCTTCCTGCTGCTACTACCGGTCAAAGATATCTACTAACCGAATCTGTAGG